CGTCAGATCATCCGCAATGAGGGTTTGTCAGAACGCACTTGGAAGAGGGTTTACTCATTCTTCTCCCGTCATGAAGTTGACAAAAAAGCCGAGGGTTTCAGCCCCGGAGAAAAAGGATATCCATCGAATGGGCGAATCGCATGGGCCTGCTGGGGCGGTGACGTAGGCTTTGCCAGAGCAAAGAAGATCGTTGCTCAACTCGACAAAGAGGACTGATGTCATCTCAGTGCCTTGCGAGCTTTCCAGACGGCTGACCAGTCAGCCTCTCCATCGTGCATTTCGTCGATAGCTTCGAGTAGCCGGTCAACGAGGTGCTCATACGGCTCAGGTGCTTTTGGCAGTGGACACCACATCTCATCTTCAACGATGCAGTGCCACTTCTGGAGCACTCCATTGAGCGTGTAGACATCACCTTGGTCATCCGCGTCATCGAATGTTGGAAGCCTGTCTGTTATCCACTTACTCATTACCAACCCTTCCGAGAAACAAGGAGAAATCCCAAAACGATCATCATAATCCCGATGATTAACATCCAGAACTCAATCATCTGACTCACCCTCCGCGATGGTTATCTGACCGTTGATGAAGTCAACAAGTTCAAACTTGTTTGCAGGGATGTTTGCAGATTCGATGACCCCTACGAGTCCTTCTTTTTTTATCCTTGTGAGTCTTCTCAGTGATTCATGCTGATTGGTCTTGTACCGCGTTCTTTTCTTCCCGGCTTTATCGAGCCATGTGATTTTCCAGACGTTCATCTGTTTCTCCATTTGTGGTTGCGTGTTCTTGGTTTCTTCTTACGGCCATCGAGATACGATGCTAACCGCGTTTGCTGATAGTATCTAGGGTGAAAGCTCAAGTCAAAGCGTGTGTTTTGATTTGGCTTGTGATCGCTGACTCTCACAGTCAGTTTTCTATTGCCTCGCGAGGCATGGACGTACCTCGACAAGCTCTTCGGGGATCTGGTCAGTTTGACCTTCCAGCCTCTCTTGCGGAATGTCTCAGAGACACTCCGAATGACTCTTGCAATTGCTTTTGCATCATCAATCATCGAGATCATCACGCAGGGGAGCAGTCTTTACCAAGTAAATCGCGAATGCAGATGTGACTGCGTAAAAGACTGATCCTGCTAAAATGCATGTCATCGGAAATCCTATTTTGAAATCTGACGAAACTCAATGTCACCGTCATTCTGTCTGACGATGTACTCTGTTGCCTCGGAGTCGCATACGACAAAACTGCCGGAGTCACCGAGTGGTTCCCACCAAAACAGTTTTTTGCCGGTAAGCTGGACCCACAACTCAATTGTTTCAGGTCTTCTTACTGAGGCTTGTTCTTTGCTTTTGTTCATTGCAGCAATCCATTTTTCTCTGTAGTCGTCTGAGTAAAAACGCCAATCGTGAATTTGCTCTGCTGTACGCAGGCAACCTGTGCATGCTCCGAGATGGAGCATGCACTTATTAGTACACGGAGATTTCACTCAGTGTGCTCCAGGTCACAGTCAATTACTTGCTGAACCAAGAGCACTGGCTCTTCAGTCTTTTCGACTTCATCGCAAATGAGATGCAAGAAAAGGATCTCATCGAGGATTGGCTTTTCAATGCGTAGCTCACGCTGCTCATCTTCGTTGGCAGCGTGGAACAATTCCTCGGCATCTTGCTGCCAGTCATTCATGCGTTCAAGTGCTTCGCAGAGGGCTTTCACATACACCTTACTTGCGTACACCTCTTTGCCTTGGAACTCGTTTGGTTCCATGTTGAACATGTCGATGAGTGCTTCGACTCCCATCGTGCCTTCATCTTGATAGATGCGTGCAAACTTTTCTCTAGTAGCTGCACGATAGGCAGTGGTTCTTAGTTTCTTGTTCATGTTTATTCTCCAAGATGATTGTGGTTGAAGTCATCAATGATGCTTGCTATCGAAGCAACAGTACAAACAATTGCAGGCACTGCTGCAACAGCAATAATTAGATAGTGCTCAAAAGTCATTGTCTCTTCCTGATCTCGTAAAGCTTTTTCATTTGATCGGACAATTGCTCACGTTCTTGCTCTGAAATTTCAATTGTCATGATGATTTCCCAGAGTGCTTCAATCGAACGATTGACCGTCCTCCAGTCTCTACTCGGCATCTTTGACTCCAAGTCTTTGAGCTAACAAAGAAATTTCTAAAAGACGAGCAGAGTTTTGCATCATTCGTCTCTTCTCATACTCAGATTTCAAAGGCTCTGCCATGTTTGCGTAAGCATCGAGGCATCTAAGCAACTCTTTTTTTCTCTGAATCAGCAGTGTTTCAAATTCGGATTTCATAAGTTCTCCAGTGGTCGAAATATTTTAACAGACTAATCGTCTTGCTCAATTTTGCCGTCAGTCACAGCAAGCAAACACTTTTCGATATCGCCTGCGAGCAAAGTCTGACGAAAGATTCCCCAGCGAATCTTGACATGTGGATGGTCTTTTGAGGATTTACATCTGGCCTGCATGTTGCGAAGAATAGGCTCAAGTTCTTCAAACCTGGCCGTCCCGTCGATGAACTCACCTTCATGAGATCCCAAAGATTCGCGGAAGTCGAAACTGATCGTGTACTTACTCATTCGACCAATCCCATCGCAAGAAGGTTGTCTGGGCCTTGAACTTTGCTCTCCCCGCAAGATTCGCAGGGATAGTCGTCAGCATCTGGTTCGCAGCATTCGCGAGTATCACCACATCCTAGGCAGACACCGATGTACTGACTTCGGTACTCCAAATACTCTTCGATGGTGATCGTGACAGAATTGTCTTGTGGCATTTTTGACTCCATTGGTGGTTGACCGGAAAACCGAATATAGGCATCTCCCAGACCTAAAAACAAGGCCAGATAAGCCATTTTTTCAATATTGCTTCTGAGCCACAGGATGCCCCATCCTGCCCACTTTGCCTAAATCGTGTGTGCTGAGACAGGATTTTGATCCAGAGGCCACACAGAAGCTCTCAGACGCCTAGGATCGGCTGCGGGATCTGGATCGGCAGTCCGATTCACTAGAAACCAAAAAAGCCAAAATCCATTTTCACGTTTTTCCGTTTTTTCAGAGGCCTAAACACAAACAAACAAACAAAAGAAAGAAGAGAGAGAGAGTAGTAATGAAAAGTATGAAAATATATATATTGTTATTATTATTACGTTATTTACGCTCTTTCTGCGTTCTTTTTTTTCATGAAAACGAGATGAAAAAGACCGTTTTTCAGATTTGATCTTGCCTCGGATGACGATCCGAGTAAGATGCTCTACCCCCCGATTGGTGAGACACTCCGTCGAACCTCGTCCTCAACCACAGATTTTCAGACCATGAAAGTTCAATATTCAGAAATTCCAGATTCGCTCAAAATCATCCCTCGATGGCATCTCTGGAAAGACGTTAAGGGAAGAAAGATCCCCATTCAGGCTACTTCGGGGATGAAGTCAGCAAGGTCAAATGACCCGTCCACTTGGACGACTTTTGACATTGCAGTTGAAGCTCACAAGCAACTCAGCAGGGACCATGACAACCTCGGTCTGGCTTTTGAGATCGGAACCGAGTCCTGCGATCATCCGGTCACCGGGTTTGACTTCGATGACTGTTTCACTCTTCTTGGCGAGATGCAACCTTGGGCCAGAGAGGTTTGGGATCTCATCAAGCGTGATTGCTACGCGGAGGTATCTCCCAGCGGGAAAGGATTCAAAGCTCTCGTTGCTGGAGAAAAGCCAAAGGGGTTTCGTTGCAGGAACATCATCAAAGGCACGCAGGCTATTGAGGTCTACGGAAAAAGCAGGTTTTGGACTATCACAGGTGATGTGATCCCCAATGAGGGCATCCTCGGCAAAGATGACCCTGACATGCTACGCAACGCGGTTAAAGTTGCACTCAACCAAACCAATGAGCAACCTGAACCACAACAACAGACTGCCATGCCTTCGGGCCAGTCCGGCGTTGAGCGTGCAACCCTTTACCTCTCCAAGATCGGACCTATCTCTGAGGGAAGCAGGAACTCTTCACTGTTTGGACTCGCTGGTCACTTGTTTTCTTTCGGCCTCGACGAGTCTATGGTGATTGCACTGCTCCAGCAGTGGCAACTTGCGAATGTCTCACCACCTTTGACTCTCACTGAGGTCACAAGCTTGGTGAGGTCGTCAAACAAGAACGGCACGCCAAGAGAGCCAAAGGGTGAGTCAGAGTTCAGGTATGAGCCTATTGAGCACACTGATGAGATGGTGCTCGATGTCAGAAAGCTTTGGGAGTCGGCTCAGTCACGCAAGAAGTATGAACTCAAGGATGTTGACTTCAACGCACCTGGTCTAATCTCAGAGATCCTTGCTCGTAATAAAGAACTTGCTGAGTCATGGCTACCCGAACTAGCGTTTGCAAGTGCTCTTGCAACGATGTCTGCTATCACCTGCGGAAAAGTCACTGCTGAAGGCACGCATCCAAATCTATTCATGGTCGGCCTTGCACCATCGGGTGCAGGCAAAGACTTCGGACGCAAACTCACGCGGGACACTCTGTATCGTGCAGGGTTCTCGGAGGTGCTTGGTGCTGAAGTCCTTTCATCTGGTGAAGGCTTTGTGAAGTCACTGGAGACTCAGAACGTGCAACTGTTCCAGCTTGATGAGATAGCTGAGATGTTCGGAGAGATGGGTGATGCCAATCATTACATGGCAAAAACCGGCAAGCTTCTCAAGCAAGCTTACTCATCATCCGGTGATCCAGAATGGAAACCGAACTGCCGCGCTGATGCTAAGAACAATATCATCGTGCGTGAACCGTTTCCGATTATCTACGGAACGACAACTCCTGATCTCTTCTACTCTCGGTTCTCTCCTGACAGCGTCAATGATGGACTGCTAGGCAGACTGCTCATATTCAGTCAGGAGCACTACGACATTTCACTCGGACGCATCTACCAGCAGATGACTGCAACTGAGAGCATCGTTGACAAAGCAAAGTCTTGGAAAGATGCAAGTGCTCACGGCAACCTTCCCCCTGAGTCTTTCGCTGGCAACCGTCTGAACTGGACGTTTAGCCAAGAATCCAAAAACGAATTGCTTGCTCTGTCCGATGAGATAAAGCTCAATTCAACACGCGGAAAAGAAAACACAGGACTCTGGAGGCGTACCGCTGACAAGATCCAAAAACTTGCATTGCTGTTTGCATGCTCAAGACTTGGACCAGTGCAGGATGGAATCGTTGAGCACGCTGATACCCTGCGTGCAATACTCATCGTCAAGCGTTTGACCTATCGAAGTATTCACAAAGTGCAAACAGAACTGGTGAAGTCACAGGCTGATGCAGATCGCCAGAAAGTGCTCACTGCACTGAAAAATCGAGGTGGTCGGATACCTAAAGGCCGAATCAGCGTGTACGACAAACTGTCAAAAAAGACCAGAAAAGATGTCATTGAGGATCTGCTTGAGTCAGACCGAGTGCGACTTGAGCAGGGTAAAGACGGTGTTTTGTACTATGTACTCAACACTTGAGAGTCACATCCTTGACACTTTGGGCCATCTGGCTAATATAGGGGCATCTCCTTGTGGTTGAGGATAGTCTGGCAAATGAGAGAGTGGTATGGGAAGGCGAGGGAAAGCCCCGGCACATCCGACCCTTGCGAAAATCGAGGGTCACTATAAAGAAAAAGCAAGAACAAGAATCTTGCCTATCGAAGCTATAGATGGCCGCCCCAAACCCTCTCTCGTTTGTCAGGCAGATGAACTGACGCTGCAAATCTTTAACGAAACCTGCGACTCTATGCAGCAGATGGGATGCCTCAGCGAACAGGATGGCCCCATCATCGAAACCTACGCATGCAACTATCGAGAGTTGCTGCTGTGCATTCAAGCCATGCGTAAAGACGGGATAGAAATCGAAAGCCAGCGAGGTGGTGGTAAGAGTACCGTCCACGCGGTGAACTATCACCGCTTCCTGGCTAATCACATGAAACTGCTGCAAGAACTTGCACTGACACCATCCGCGCGGACTCGTTTGGCTACTCCACAGGGTCCAAAGCAAAGTGACAAGGTAGGCCAGTTGCTTGAAAAACTAGGCGGCAAGTGATGCCGTTTGACTTCGAGCACTATCAGCCAATGGAAGAGATGGATCAGTACATCGAGGATGTGCTCTCAGGTGAGGTCCGAAGTTGCAAGACGGTCAGCAATGCAATTGAGCGTCACCTCCGCGATCTTGAAAAGCAACGCACCGATGAGTTCCCGTACTACTTCGACCGTGATTACGCAGAGGCAGTTGTCTCGTTCTTTCCGGTCATGATCAAGCACTCTATCGGTCGCGATGTTGGTCAGCCATTGGTTCTGCAACCGTGGCAAGTGTTTGCTGTTGCTTCCATCTTTGGCTGGAAGAAAACATCCGATGACTGCCGAAGATTTTCAAAGGCAATGGTTTCTCCTGCACGCAAGAACGGTAAGTCAACCCTTGCTGCTGCTATCGCATTGTTTGCTGGCTCGATGGACTACAACCCAGTCAGCAAAGGGTTTGAGAATGTAGCACAGGTGCTTCTTGCAGCGACAAAGAAAGAACAAGCCAGTCGAGTTGTCTTTGCTGAAGCATGTCGCATGCGTGCTCAGTCGGAAGAACTGTCTTCTATGAGCACGCTGAAGAACAACCAGATATTTTTTAAGCATAATCAAGGCTCGATATTCTGTGTTGGTTCAGACAAGCCACTCGATGGATTCTCTGCATCACTGACAGTCATCGATGAACTGGCAGCGTTCCGAAGCGATGGAGGACAGAAAGCATTCGTTGAGACGATGCTGACCCAAGGTGGTGCTAGGTCACAACCACTGACTCTGTTCATCACCACCGCAGGAAATGACAATTCGTTTTTGTGGCTTGAACAATACAACTACGGCAAAGGGGTTGTCTCTGGAGAGTTCGACGACGAAAGCTACTTCTTTCTTAACTATGAACTCGATGAAGATGACGATGTCTACGATCCCGAAAACTGGATTAAGGCAAACCCGTGCCTCGGCGTGACCATCATGCCTGAGTACCTCGAAGACCAAGCAAAACCTGCTAAGACAGATGTCATCGTTGAGCGTCGATTTAAGAAGTATCACTGCAACATCGTGACATCAAGTAACTCTGCTGCATTTGACCTAGAGCAGTGGGATGCTTGTGCAGGTGAGTTCTCTGACTGGGACGATGCTGATGCAGTTGGCTGTGGCGTTGACCTCGGAGGCAGAGATGACCTGGCAGCGTTTTCCTTGGTAGCCCGCTTTGAAACAGGCGAGTTCACGCAAGTTGATGAGCACGCACCTGAAGTCCCAATCTACAGGTACGAGGCCAGAACGTGGCAATACATCTCGACCGACACCACGCGGGATATCACGCAAAGACCGTTTGCTGACTTCATTGAGAAGGATCTCATCAGGACTACGAGGTTTCCCACCAATGAACTAGAAAGAGATTTGCTGAGAGAATGTCAGAAGTATCGATGTTATGATGTTGCCTACGATCCTTACAACTCTCAGAGCACAGCAGAAAGGTTAGAAACAGAAGGTCTTGAGCCAGCATCGATGACGCAGTCATGCAGGTATCAAAACGAACCAATTCAAGAACTGCGTGCATGCATTGCTGATGGCCGGTTTCTGCACGATGGCAACCCATGTCTCAAGTGGATGATCGGAAACGCAGTGCTCGTTCATGACCGTCAAGACAGAGTGATGTTCGACAAAAAAGCCTCGGCTGAGAAAATTGACGGTGTTGTGTCTATGACAATGGCTCTTGGTCGCGCGATGCATGCATCATCCAAATCAAATGGCTACTTTACATACTAGGATCGCAAAATGTTTATCAGCAAAGTAGGCGAGATGTTTGCCCAAGCAACGTCGAACCTCAAAAACCCTTCGGACTGGCTTGTCCAGATGCTTGGCGGTGGTGAGTCCTCAAGTGGCATCCCTATCACCATGCGTAGCGTCCTAGGCATCCCAGAGGTGTTCAACGCGGTCAGCAAGATCAGCGGTCACTTGGCTCAGATGCCTATCACCTGCAAAGAAACGAAAGACGGCAAAGAGATGCCGTTCCCGAGTGACTTTGGTGCGAAGGCAATACGCAATCCAAACGAGTATTTCACCAAGTTTACGCTGCTTGAAAAAGTCATGCTCGATGCTTTGCTGTATGGCAATGGCCGAGCCTACATCGAGCGTAACAGCCTCGGTCAACCAGTCGGCTTGGTTCCAATTCAAGCAGAAGATACGACAACGGTTGTTGCCGAAGGCGAACGATGGCATCTGGTAAGCATCGACGATGGTACAGCAGCAGGAACATTGAAAGCAGAGGCAGGTCGGGATCGGACAATGTACCGACTGCCAGATCGTGATGTGCTCGTCGTCATGGGCCTTTCTCGTAATGGGTGGTGGGGAGAAAGTTTGCTCGACATCATGCGTGATCAGTTTGGACTTGCGATAGCTGGGGCTGAAGCATCTGGATCGACGTTCAGAAATGCTGGGCGACCAGGTTTACTGCTGGAAGCACCACGCGGAGCTTTCAGGACTGCCAAGGAAGCTCAAGACTTCTTGGATCAGTTCAACGAGGCTCATGAGGGACTCGACAACACTGGCAAGACCGGAATGATCAGGGAAGGCATGAAGGCACAAGTCTTGCCTCATGACACTAACAGTACGGGATACGTTTCCCAGCGTCAGTTCGGACGCGAAAGTCAAGCAATCATCTTTCTGCTTGAGACAGTTCTCGGTGATAACTCAGGTGGATCTTACAAGTCGGTCACAGAGCGTCAGTCAGCATACCTGACAAACTGCCTTGGTCGATGGATTGCAAAGATTGAGAACGAATGTGACCTCAAGCTACTTAGTAAACGCCAGCGGTCAGCAGGTTCGTTCAGGTACTGCATGGACGCAAGAAGCATTTACAACAACAACCTTGAGTTTCTTGCAAGCTACACATCAACCTTGCGTCAGCAGGGAGTGATCTCAGGTAACGAAGTGCGTGCTATCCACGGCATGAATCCAGTCGAAGGTCTTGACGAAGACTACTACGCAGGCAGCGGAAACATCCCACAAGACAACGACCTTGCAAAAGGTGACGAAGAACCAGAAACTCAAATCGAGGAAGATCAAGATGAAACTTGAAACTAATCCATTTAACCAGACCATCACCATGCGTGGTGGTATCGGAGACTTCGAGAACCATATTTCAGCAGACGACTTTCTGAGTGCTCTGTCTGAGCACGCGGGGGAAGATGTCACCATATTGCTCGACAGCGAAGGTGGCAGCGTGACTGACGGTCTGTCGATTTACAATGCAATCATGCAGTACAGCGGGAACGTCACAGTCCACATTGACGCGATCTGTGCAAGCATTGCCACTGTCATTGCATGTGCTGCTGACCGGGTTGTCATGAACTCAAATGCAAAGTTCATGATCCATCGTGCCTGGACAGTCGCGATGGGAAACAGCGTCGAGTTCCGAAGCATGGCTGACATCCTTGAACTCATGGATGCTGACATTGCTTCTGCATACGGAGACAAAACTGACTTACCGAAAGATGAACTGCTTGCAATGATGGAAGCAGAGACTTGGATGTCAGCAGAGCAGGCGTATGACCTTGGATTCATCGACGAGGTTAATGAAATCAGCAGAAAGATGAAAGAACCTGAAAAGAAAGCTGAAGTGATTAGCCCGTTCTATGCAGCGGTTGCAGAGGCATCTGCACGCCGAATCCGCATGCGACTGAAGTGTGATTCTTGACAAAAATGTCAAAATAGAGTAAATAGGCAAAAATGTGGACGGGCGTTTTACCGTCCGTTCGACAAATTGAAAACAAGGATCAGAAATGAATCTGCAAGATATTCAGAACAGGCTTGCTGAAATCTCGGTTGATGTGGAAGCATTGATCGAGGTTGCAGGCGACAGTCCATCTGCGGAGCACCAAGACCAAATTCTTGCCCTCAACAAAGAGGCGCAGGAACTTGAAGCAAAGCACGATGAAGCGAAGAAATTTGAGAAGGCAAAAGCTGAGATCGTTGCACGGCGTAAGCTTGCAGCGGAGGCAGCGGACGCACCAGCGGCTGGTGTTCAGCCAAGTGTTTCGGAAGACCTCCCCAAGGAAGAAAACAAAATGGCAATTCCAGCCAAAGCTCGATACGCAAAATCACGCCACTTCGCTAACAACGAAGATGCATACGAATCCGGCATGTTCCTCGCTGCAATCGGCGGGAGCAAGAAGGCTCAGGACTTCATGGCAGCACAGTCTTTGACAAATGCTGAAGGGGGCTTTTCTGTTCCCCAGCCGTTGTCGGACCAACTCATCAACCTCGTTGAAGAATACGGCCACGCGCGGCAAAGTTGTCGTCGGGTTGTCATGAGTTCTACGACTTGGAGCGTTCCCAAGATTGCTGGACACAGTGTCATTTACTATCCAGCAGAAGCTGCTGCAATCACTGAGTCAGACCTTACTTTCAGTCAAATCACTTTGACTGCCAAGAAAATGGCTGGCCTTGTGAAAATGTCATCTGAAATTTCTGAAGATAGCATTTTGTCAATGCTTGATACAGTGATCGAAGATTTGGCATGGGGATTCAGCAAAGCGGAAGACGACAATCTCTTCACTGGTGGTTCCATCTACACAGGTGGCATCGAAGGTGACGCAAATGTTGCTGACACCAATGTTGCATCAGTTGGAGCACTTGCTCTTACTGACCTCACCGCAATGGTGGTTGCCAGTGGTCAAGAGCGTGGACTGAATCCTAAGTTCTACATGAACCCAACTCTGTGGAACGGTCAGGTTCGTGACCTTCTCAACGCTGCTGGTGGAAACGCTAGTGCAGACGTTGCTGCTGGAGTTCAGCGAAGCTTGTTTGGTTACGAGGTTGTTCTTTGCAACGCTGTGCCGGGTGCTTCCTCAACGACCTCCGGTGACCTGCTTGCAGTCTTCGGTGACCTCAGCGTTTCTCACTACTTCGGTGATCGTCGTCAGTTGAGCTTCAAAGTGCTCGACCA